CCTCGTCATATTCTGGAGCCTCGATAGTGTCTATAGGCTCATCATCTATACCCTGGATAGGGTCTCTATTTTCCATATCTCTCACCTCGTCTACAGTTAAGAAGCCGTTAGTAAGACCTACTGCGTGGGCTTGATAACGCGATAGCGTATCTGTACGTAATAGCGTGTCGTAATTAAATTTAGCTGTCTGACCTCTTACTAACAATTCCGATAACGCCTGCTCTATTCTTTCTGCGATCGGCTGTATTGACCATCGTACTAACTGTAGATTTTCTTGCTCTACGTTAGCGTAAGTACGAGAGCTATTAGGCGCACCTAAATAATATGCTGGTAGTCCTAGAATATTGGCAGCCTCTGTAAGTCCCTGTATCTGCGCCTCTATTAATTGAGACTCTTGCGCGTTAGATGAAAGTATCTCAAAATCTGTAGTCGAATTTAATACTGCAGGCTGGCGATTACGTCCGCTATACATAGATAGCCACGCTGTTTTAAGAGCGTCTGCCTCCTCCTGTGTTAGATCAGGATTACCAGATTTAATTACAGCTGTAGGATTAACACCGCCATCAAAGTAACGCGATGCGTACTCATTAATAGCTATCTCTTTACCTATTGCCTGTTTTTGTGTCTCTACTATTCCTCGTCCAAAAAACTCACCAGGTAACGTAAAGTTTTTAATATGTAATATATCGTCTGCCTCGTAAACTTGCTCATCAATTCTATAAACTATGCGACCATCTACGCGAGTAAGATTAACGCGATCGATAGCGACAGGGTAAAAGAAATCAGGTAAGCCATTAGCGCCACGTTCACCTAGTACAGCTATGTAATTACCATCTAAAATTAAAGAGGCAGCCATAGCGCTAATAGTTTCGATGCGCGTCTCTTGCGGATTAGGTTTAATTAATATCTGCGGTGTTGGTTTAACGATACGTCCATTACGGTAACTATGTAGACCTAGTGCGCCTATAGCATCTGCGATTAATGTAACACCGCGATAAATTGCTGGTACGCCTAGCGCTGTATTAGTATCGACGTAAGTACCTGACCAGTTAGCCTGGAAAGCTCTACCTACTCTACCTAGCGAATCTACGTAGCCAGATGATGTATAGACTACAGACGGCTGTATCTGCCGTTTAAGTAGTCGTCCTAGCATTATTTATTCCTTTTCTCCATAGCAATACCAAAGAGCATTAGAAAAGACCCTCCTAATACTATCGCAGATGGCGCATAAATTAAGTACGCACCTGCGGTTATGGCTATTGATCCTAAAAGCTGCAGCGTTAGCGGTATGTATTTCATTAGTAGATCTTGCTCCTTTGTACTGGCATCTCTATCGGTTCGTTTACTACGCCGTATCGTGCCAGTGTTGCAGCGACCAGCGGCGTAATGTTATTTGTGCTATTTCTCGACCAAGCCCAGGAATCACCTAAAGCTCTTTTACTAGATCCTACGATAGCCTGTCTTAGATTAGGGTCGTCTAGGTGACAGATGCTTTTAGCCTGTACCGCATCGTAAAAGGATCCGCAGGCTCTGGCATAGTCTCTAAGACCTACGCTAATTACGCCTACCCCTGCGTTTTCTAGCTCTCCTATCATTGATGACGCTGGAGATCCATTATCTATAACTACTGGCGCGTTCCATTTTTTAGCAATTTCTATAAGGCGTGGTAATACCCAGTTAGCGCCGTCTTTAGCCTCGATTATTTCTACTGGCGTCTTTTCTTTTACTAAACCAGAGGCGGCTATAGAGGACTTATCCCGCTCTCTAGATATATCTACACCTAAGACAATTTTATTACCTATAGTTATATCGGTACGAGCCAGACTATCCCATAGATCTACGTCTATTACAGCTACGGCCTCTCTAGCAGGCCATACGTTTAGCCACTCTTTAGTAAATATCTCTGGGCTGTTTGTGTTAGCAGCTTCTCTTACAGCTTCTATTAACACGCCATTAGATTCACCTAAAGAGGGTATCGACTGCGCCCATACTGACTCATCCATATAGTCGAATTTCTCCTCGCGTGGACACCACTCGAACCAGGCTAGCCGCGTCTGTTTATCGTTTATGTTCGCGTGAGCTACCTCGCGGTAATGCTGTAATAATTCGCTTTTACCAGGTATACCAGCATTAGACAGAATCCATAACTGTCCATCTTTACGAGTAGCTAGCGTAGGTTGCAGAGATGCTATAAGGCTTAGAGGATGCATAAGAGCTTCATCGATGACCATAAGATTAAGGCTCATACCACGCGCACCCTTATCGTTAGGCGTTACTATTCCATACGTGGATCCGCTTTTCATATATAGGCGTTCGCTACCATTTATGTAACTAATTCGATGTATGTGTTTAGCAATAGCTGGGCAGCGCTCAAAGCTGTTTATATGCTCCTGCCATTTCAGCTTAGCCATATTACGATCCTGCGCTGTATAAGCTACGTGATGACGAGGCTTTAATAGCTCATAAGCAATACGCGTCTCTACTAGCTTAGACTTACCAGACTGACGACCTACAGCAACGCCTACAGTCCTATACCAGTAATGTCCGTCTACCTTTTCTAAAGCGGTGTCTGCTACTTGCTTTTGCCATTGGTAAAGGCTAAATCCCATTAGGTTAGCGACCTTCTCTAGCTTGTCACCATCTGTAGGTAAGGCTATATCTCTATCAGTAGCCCATCTAGGAGGACATACGGTTGCTAAGTCCATAGCTCATCTATTGAATCAGTAGGAGCTATTTTAGACCAGATTTCTCTAAGCTCTTTAGATATGGCTGGTATCGAATTTATACCCTGGTTACTTTCCTCTATCTGATCCCAGGCAGCGGTAAGACCTAGTAGCATCGTGCGCGTGACTGCATCAATGTCAGTACGACCCTTTAGCATCCGCTTCATAGCTCTTACGTGTCTACCTGATCTACGTCGCCTACCACTTACGGCTACGTCTAACGGCCTGTCTGATTTTGTTACCATAAATCGCCCCCCTCGAATAATTACACTTACTACAGGCTGGTCGCAGTTGTCCGCGCCAGAGTCGCATATCTGTAACCGTATCTACAGGAGGGTCGTGATCTGCAGTGGTCGCAGGTCTGAGATAACACCAGTAGCAGGTCGGATTACTAGCCAAAATAATCTTTCGAGCTTTTTTATATTCTCGTCCGTATTTAAGATGATGCGGATGTTTCATAACTTTTTGTTATTTATTATTAAGTTTTCCACAGCTCGCGTTATCCACAGGGGGGAGAGAGAAACGAACACCGCGGCGTATCGCAGGTGCTGCGCGTGGGAAAAAACAGCCATTTTTATTTAATCTACACGCGTAGTTAATACGTACAGTGTGTGACTACCTGAACTAGCTACAGCGCTTAAAGAGCATCCCTGAGGTATTGTCATTACTAAGTGATCATCGTTATCTAGTAGGAATCCAGTCTCTGTCGTCACGCCTGTATTTCCTATGTAAGTCGAGCCCTTAGCGTGTAGATGCACATATTGCGTAACGTTGTATAGGTTGACAATAGTCTGAGCTGTCGTAGTTACTGTGACCTTACTGGTTGTAGTTGCCATTATTTATCATCCTCTTTTATTCCTAACGAGATTTCGTTAGCGATCTCTATGTCTTGCTGGGCGCTTTGATGCCTAGCCGTTACATACTTAGCGTAATCCTTATGATGCTCCCTAGTTAACCAATAGCTGCGCTTATGAGGTAGCTGTACGCCAGTGTGCGCGTACATCTTAAAGCCCATAGCTTTAACACGTATGCTAAAGAATATGTCCTCACCTACCCAGGCCTGATTAATTGGCATATCCCTATAAAAGCACCATAGATCGCCTTCATTAGTTTTATCTTGATGCTCTCGCATTTTCTCAAAGACTGAGCGATGGATAAGTATGCAACCAGTACCAGCCGCATCTATCTCTACTATGCTTTCCTCTGGATATTCGTGCATCGCATATAGCCCAGTGTCCTCACCTATCTTAAAGACGCAAGGGACAGGCTCAGGGTAAACGTTTTGAGTATCCCAGGCAGCGTGGACGATACCGCTTACAATAGGTCTTTCATCCTTATCAGCTGCAGCTACTAACTTCTTAAAATTCTCTACTGTAATTATCTGGTCTGTATCTATCTGTAGTAGCCAGTCATCGGTAGTCTTTTCTAGAAATGTTGCTACTACTTGGTTACGCAGACGACTAATTACACCTGATCCTTCAAGGCTTATTAGCTGCCCTAGCTGTGACTGACTACGTGCTATATCGATTAGGCTGGTTGCGAACATCGCGTGCCACTGTCCAGGTGAACAGACGCCTATCGTTATCTTTTCTCTTAGATCCATTTATGTCCCTTATCTCTAAATTATGTACTAAATTTAGCACTAAACGTACAGTTTAGTACCAATTATTACGCTTATGGAAGTCTAGCGCACTACAGAAATCACCGTAACGATGGCGCACATAGCCAATACCCCAATGGATCTGGTCTATAGGCGAATCTAGAAATTTCTGGATTTGTTTTTTGCTCTTACCCTTCATATGCCTCTGAGGTACACCGTAATCGTGTGTAGGAGATTTAGCCTTATATCTCCAGTTACTCTCTTTATTCCAGAGTTTAACCATACATTTAACCTCGTATGGCTCTACGTGTTTAGCTGCGTATTCTTGCAGACCTTGCGGTGTTGCTAGTGTTATTGCTAGAAATATCGATCCCATTAGTAGCATTTCTATCTCCTATTAGGTAGATGATGGCTCTCATTAGGTACTGTCTGTTTTCGTCAAAAGAGGCTATGCCGCTGTTACAGTCGTGACAGAGTAGGCCTCTTATCTCCTGTGTTTTATGGTTATGGTCTATTGATAGGCGACTTTGTGTATTGGCTACATCGCAGATAGCGCATTTGTGATTCTGCTTTTCGAGCAGCTGTCCATATTCATATTTTACCCTACGCATTATCCATCTACCAAGATTTCTACAGTTATTACAGTGATGTCGTCTTTTATCATTGGCTTTATTTCGCCAGCCAAAATCATCTATCGGTAGTATCTTGTCGCAGGTGTTGCAGTGTTTATAGCCGTTAGGCGTCGCTTTCCGAGTCCGTCTCGTCATCTATGTCCTCATCTGAGTCTGCGTCTAGGCCTAAAGCGTACTGTCTATCCTTCTCGCTTAAACTGTTGAACATCACTAATACGCTACTGACTGATCTACTTAGTAATGATTCTATAGCGTCAAACGATAGAGACTGATCTGTATGTATCTGTGTAGATACTTCTCCAATGGATATATCTATCGATAGTTGCATCTCTATCCCTTCACTGGTAAGGGTTTATCTGTTGGTTTAATTATAGTTATTTATTTATGTATTTTTATATATATGACCTGATACCAGAGCTAAAGGAGAAATGCCCCCCTACCCCCCATTAATTAAAAATAATTAATAGTGAGTAATGGAGGATCTCTATAGCTGTGTTTAGATCATTATGACCGTCAACCGTCGCTGTCGGAGTTCCTGCCCCCAGTCTTACGACCAGATAAAACTATAGACCATCCTGGCGACAAAAGAGAAAAGGACTGCCACCGCAGATGGTAGGCAGTCCCAGTCTCCTTACGCGTACCCTCAGTAGCG